TCAAAAGTCCAGCGAGCTGATAGCTTTCTGGTTTTTGCTTCGACTGTTTGCTTTAGGATCTGGATGCTTAACTTTTTACCAGCAGTAGCTTCAAGAGTTGAAGTTGCGTCTGCTTTATTAGTTGAAGCATTACCTGAGTAACCTGTTGCAATTTGAAATGGGCTAAGTGCCTCATCACCTGCGACTGCTGAGTCAAATGTTTCAGCATATCGTACTCTTAGTGTGTGGATTTGTCCCACAGGGCCTGTCATAGGCTGAACACCAACAAGTTCGTTAGCGATAACTGTTGGCATAACACGGCGAATGACTGGAAGAATAACTTTATTCAAAGTTGCAATATTACCGGCCATTGTTGTGCCAGCGGCGGCAGTTTCTGTCAAATAAGTTTTTGCATTTTCTAGAACTTGCTCCATAACAACTTTTTTGTTACCTTCAAGACCATCAACCAGTGCTGTTTTGGTTTCATTCCAATTTTCTGTAAGGTTCATTGGATCTACTCCTAATTAATTGCGGATACCCGCTAGTTTGCGAAGGTTGATAATTTCAGCCTGTGTTCCGCCACTGTTGGTGGTGTCACTTGAGGCTTTGTTACCTGTAAACTCAGTCTTCTGAGTTTCATTGACAATATTTTTAGTTGGCTTTGCATCTTCCTTAATTACGCTAGGTAGATACTTCTTGAACTGACGTTGTAATCTATCAGTTTGTACTCCTTCGAGTAGATCTGACATGATTTCACGCTTGTCTTTAGCCAACGGAGCCATAAGCTCGTCGAGGATTTCTTTGCGTTCTGTTGATTCTTCCATTACTTTCACAGCCTTCTTGCCTTCTGCAATCATAACGTCTTTTTCATTCAGTTTATCTTCTGCTTCTTTCAACAGATTCTGCATTTCCTCAATTTGTTTAGAAAGTTTTTTAACTTCAGTGCCTTCAGCTAGATAGCTTGACATAAACTCACCTGCAAATGTTTCGAATATTTTACGTCCAAATTCATTTTCACGTGCTGATTTAATATCTTCCTTCAGTGTTGCCAATTCCTTGACAAAGCCTTGTGATACAATATCATGCACTTTTTCAGATGCTTGTTTAACAAACTTGCTTCTGGCTTCTTCAATTACTTTCTTTCCTTCTTTAATCATTTTGACTTTTTGCTCAACTAGTGAACGCTTGTCATCATGAAATTCATTTAACTCCTTAGTGAGTTGCTCGATCGCAAAGCCTTCAAGTTTTTTCATTTTATCTTCGCCAGCTTGTCGATCAGCTCTCAATTCGGCAATTTCCTTCTTGAGAGTTTCCATAATGAATTTGTTAAGAATATCGGCATGCTCAGCAATCGCTTTTTTGTACTGTACACGTTCTTCTGCTACTTTTTTCTTGTCTTCATTGAACTCAGTGAGCTCTTTGACTACAACGTCACGTAGCATTTTATCCGCGGCTTCAATGATCTGTGACTTGTCATGATCATATCGCTGTGCAAATTCTTCTCTTAGTTCACTCGTAATGTCTTTACGAGCCTCTTCGAGTTTTTTGTCGAATGCTTCACTAATGCTTGTTCTAACTTCTTCGGAAAGCACCTCGGAGCCTAGAAGTTCTTCAATCGCTGTAAGAGCCATTTTTATCTCCTATATCCAAGGTCGTTAATGAACCGTAGGATCTCTTCCTTGAGATACTTTTGGGCTTTCTTGTCGTGTTCAGTAGCTCTAGCAACATCCATAAGCACATTTCCCTTACGACCATGGTTCATTAGCTGTTCGTAAATGGGATCTGGATACGCCTCTGGAGCACTTGGATTGGCAACGATATCAACTGTGACTATTTCAAAGTCGCTAACTTTACCGCTCTCTGTAACGTTACCGCTACCTCGACTAGATACGCCTAGTTTAACACCACTCTCTATCAGGGTAGTACAAATGTTACCCATCGGAGTTGGTAATAATTTTAGCTTACCAATACCATCTGATCCATTCATTTGAATATTTTCAATCACATGACTGACTCTATCCAAGTTAATGTTTAGATCATCTGGATGATCGGCTTCACCTAAAACACTGTACCCACCTTCTATTTTTTCTTGCAAAGTTTTTACAGCTTTGCTTATTTCAGTAAGTGGATAAACTCGTCCATTGTGATTCTGCTTTTCACCTTGTATGAAAATGCCCTTCATGTACAGGTCTTTGCCCTCGTTGTCTCTTTCAGCAACGAGAGCCGCCTGTGATGGTGACATCTTTTCAATTAAAGTTTGCATCATCTATTACTTCTTTGCTCGGGCCTCAGCCATCTTTGGCTTTGGAGCCGGGCTCATTTTTGCGTCTTGTGTAGTACCACCAATGTCTTTTGCAGTTGGTGCCGGACGACCTTTTTCTTCTGCGCCTGACATTTTAACGGCTGAACCGCCCATGTCATTTTTTCCAGCTACAGGTGATGCCTTATTATCGGCATGATCGGCGTTATCCGCACTTTTCTGTTCAGTGTACTCACGAAGCTCTTCGTCTAGATCTTCTGTTTTCGCTTCTTCTTTAGCATCTTCGTCCTTAGCTTCTTCAACAGCTTCGTCAGTTGCTTCTTCAACAGCTTCTTCAGTAGTTTCTTCGACTGCTTCTTCAGTGGTTTCTGCTTTTTCTTCTACAGACTCTTCAGGCATGTCTGGCATTTCCATGTCCATATCCATATCACCTTTGTCTTCATCACCAGCATCATCGCCCATGATTTCAGCAAAAGTTGCCTTCAATTCTGATAAAGCATCTTCGACATTCATAATAGCGTCTTCGGCCTTTTCAGCGTCGCCTGATGCCATTTCAGCATCGCCTTCGCCTTCTTCAGCTTCAGGGTCGTCATCTTCTTCGCCAAAGTATTCTTCAGCTTCGATTTCTTCGCTATCGGTCTCGATATCGTCAAGGAAGTCGGCTTCGTCATCTTCACTGCCGAAATCTTCATCTAGTTCTTCCTCATTCGCTTCGTCTACGATTTTTTCTTCTTCAATCTCATCCGACTCGACAAGGTCTGACCATACTTGACGGGCGAGTCCAACGTAATATTCATGCAGAAGGTCTTCTGCTTGCTCTTTGTCCTCATTAATGAGGTGTTCTAGAGCTTGTTCTAGTTTTTCTCGACTCATAATAAATCTCCCGTTAGTAGAGTTAATACGTTTTTATTTAAGACGTCTTGGTAATACGTCTTGGTAAACACCTGTCAAAACCGTCTTTTTGACAGAATATGCCTATACATTGCCATAAATGCCTGGATTGTTTAAGTTTGTTCGCCTTGGAACCTTGAGCCGTATATTTGTTTATAAAGACTAATGCGTTCAAGTTCTTCTTTTTTCTTGCTTGCATTGTAGCTTTTTAGTTTGTTTAAATGCCTGAGTGTAAGCCTTGGGCGTCTGGCTTTATCTAAATCTATTTTTGAATATTTGTCTTTAGATGAATCTTTGAACTCTACCAAACGCATAATAAATTCCTAGTTGTAGTATATATGCCTAGATGTCTTGCTTCTAGGTAGAACCGGCGTCAGAATCGGGATTCTCGCCTGGAATTGGCGAATCATCGCCGGTTGCTTCGGTATCTAAGTCAGTACCTGGGTCAATATCTACTGCATCACCTGTGTTAAGTTCTTCTGGTCGCATACCAACTGCACTCAATCCACTGCTTGTATTTGCAGTAGAATTAAGTTCTTCCATGGTGCCCATTTCTTCTTTCCACATTTTTTCATTGTCAATGATTTCAGCTTCACTAAGTCCTAGATATTTGCTGAGAATAAATCTTCTACTTAGATATGGAACACCTTCAAGATTATTAAACAGTGCTGATCTTTGATTATCAAGTTCGATGCTTCTGTAATCACTGAAGCTCTGTGGTTCTAAGAAACGCACTTCAAATGTTTGTGCTGGTACTTCAATACCTTTGTATTTGCAGTACATTTTAAATTCTTTGTCAAACACATCCTGCATGATGTTTTGCAGTCTTAGACAATACTTGTTAAATCTGTATTCCTGTATAAATGCTGTGCCAACTCTGCCATCATTGTAGGAAGCAGTGCCATCTTCTGGACCAGTTGGTAGATAACTGCTTGGTACACGCAATGCTCTCAGCATTTTATTTGTAAAGTATTTTAGGTCATCTATTTGCCCTAGGTTTTCACCACCAGGTAACACTTCAACTTTACTGCCTCTACCTTCAGCCGTTTGTGCAAAAAAGTAGTCTTCCATGATGCTTAATGGATTGTAACTGCTATCCATTATGTTTGCACCACCACCAGTTTTGCTTGGAATACGTCTTTGATGTATTTCATTTTTGACTCGTTCAACAAAACTCACAGCTTTGTGTGTTGGCATGTCACCAACATCTACATAGAATACTCTACGTTCTGGTGCTCGTTGTACTCTGTATATAATAATACTGTCTTCCAACAGTTCTTTCTGCTTGTAGGTTTTGAATATAGGATCAAGTATACTGTTACCAAAAGGAAAGTTTGTGTCCATTCCTTCGCTGAGTGCAACGTGTACAATGTTTTCAGCCTCAACTGCAAATTCCTGTATGTTGCCTGGATTGTTGTATACACCACCAGGCCCAGTCATGCCAGGTTGATTACCACCTTTGGCCATGTTGTCTATTGTGTTGTAACTATCTTTGTGTTGTTTGATTTCTGTAGCAACTAGAGTCTGTAGGTTTAGATCTATATTTTTTAGTATGTACTGCTCAGGATGTTTGCCTTTGCTGTCATTTAGTATAACCTTGCTTACGTCAACTGGATTTACCCACATCAGTTTATAGGTTTCAGGATCACGGATAAAAATTTGATCTCCGTACTTGATTGTGTTGCGAAAGATTCTAAACAAGCGTCTATCAAATTCGTTGATGTTGCACCATTGACGCAGTGCAGTTGTTAGTACATCTACTTCACTTTCTGTGCTATCATCTTTGAAATTGATTTCAAACGGCATATTGTCGTCATCAGTAACCTGTGTACTGAATTCGCTGATTGTATCAAGTGCGGCATTAATTTCGCTATCCATATCCATAGCGTCATACTGCATGTAGCGTTCTACCCTATTAGGATGTCCGCTGTACAATTCCGGCAAATAACTTTGCCAGCGGTTAGCACTAGGAGATGCTTTTTCTCCTGCTCTTCCGCCTTGGTATACTGTAAAATGTTTTTTCCAACTCATATTTTGCCTATTAGTTCTATTGTATGTTATTTATGGTAACCTGTCAACCTAATTAAGGTTCTCTGACTTTTTACTGTACCGATCACTTTCCACTGTTTGAAATTGTTTTAAATGTGTTTCTTGTGACAAGTTCAAGGTATCTAATATTTCTTGAAGTAGATTAGGCACACTATTACCTTTGCTCATATCAGCACCAAGTATTGCATCAATCAAGCCTTTGTTTTGTCCAAGATTTCTTTCAAATATTTCAACGTCTGTGCCAACTTGACTACTAAACATATCCATCAACATGCCTGCAAGATTATTTTTGTCGCTGATTGCTTGTTGTCCAGATGTGCCAAGTCCTGCTATTGCATCTTGCATTTTTCTAGAAGCCGCCTGAGCTCTTAGTCTACGTTTGAGTATTTCAGGATCAGCACCTTCATAGTAGGCTCCTTGTGCCTGTGCATCAATTAGATTCAAATTATAATCTAATGCTCCCATACCGCCTCTATCCAACGCAAGTAGAGCCCGTTGAAGTTGTTCATCAATTGCATCTCTGTTTATTGGATTACCAGAAGAAGCCTGATTTGCAGTAATCATATTTTTTAGAATAACAAGTTCATTCTTAAATGGTTTGATTGCTTCGTCTCTACCCATTTTATTTGCTTCTTCCATAATAGCATTGAGTTGATCTAATGCTTTTAGTTGTTCTTCTGCTGTTAATGTTCCGTCCCGTATGCCTTTTGATAAATCATCAAATCTTTCACGCATGCTTTCAAAATGTTCGTCTTTCTTTTTTTCGCTACTCTTTGAAAAGAAATATGCTCCAGCCGCCACTGTGGCCAATGCACCAGTGATAACCAATGCTGGTAAACCAATGGTTGCAAGCAATCCGCCAGTCATAGTAAGAGCACCAGCTCCTATTCGTGTAGCAAGTCCGCCAGCGGCCCCGGCCACTAAGCCTCCTAGAGTACTTCCGCCTGCACCTCCGCCACCTTGTCCACCTGGTAGCTCTAATTGTCCAGCTAGGAAGGCTGTAACCAATGCTTGTGCAGTGGCGCCAAATCCTGTGGTAAGATCTGCGTTGTTGGCATCTATGCCCAAAGCACTTCCTACTCCAGAAATCAAGTTACGTGTAAATTCTGCTGTAGCTTCAGCGTCACCTGGTCTAAATCCTAGTCCAAGTATGTTTGTGTTTGCTAGTCTTGTTAAAAATTCTGCTTGAAAGGCTCTTAGGTCTGCACCAACCAAACCAAGTGCTTGTGCTTGTCCAAGTCCAGGATCTAAGGTGCCTTCGGTCCTAGTGGATAGATTGTCTAAACGCTGAGCCAATCCTGCCGCCAAGTCTAGTAGTTGTCCAGCTGATTCCATTCCGCCTAAGCCAGCTAACTGTGCCAGTTGTGTTTGATTTGCAGATATTTGTGGACCTAGTGCTTGTGCTATACTCAACATACCTTCTCTATCGTTGGATAGTATTGCATTCATAAAATCACCAAGTTGTCCACCTAGCAGTTGATTAGCTTCCATCAACCCTGGGCTATCTGCGGCAAGTGCCTGCTCAACTGATATACCCTGTGCGGCGGCTCTGTTTGCAATATTAACCAAAGTTGATCCCAGCTCACTACCCAAGGCTCCTTGTGCAAATGTTTGTGTTCTAGTAAACTCTGCTCTTTCTTCATCATTCATCTGTGCTAGACGCAACCTGCCAATGGTGTCTTTTTGTATTGCCATTGACGATTGAATCATTTCACGTCTGTTTTGCCCTGTCATTCTAGCCAATGCAGTGCTTTCAAATAACAACGTGTTCAATCCGCCATTGGTTGAATTCAAGTTATTGGTCATTTGTCTTTGACTCTTACCCATAGCAGACATGATGTCAATTTCTTCAATCATTAATGCATTAAGTTCTTCAACAGTCAAACCAAAATTTCCAAACTGTCTAGTTTGTTGCCTGAATCCAAAACTCAAACGTGAAACATTTCTAAGTCCATCATCTACATTGTCGCCAAGCTGTGCTATAGCTGTTCCACTTTGTTGTGCCATTGATGATAGATCTCTTAAAAATAGCCCTGCACTACCAGCCGCGGTTCTAAGTTCCAACATGTTGTCATACAAACCACCACCAACTTCACTTGCCAGTAATTGAGCTTGAGCTCTAAACTCATCTGCTATACCAAGTGCAAAACTGGCTGTGGCTGTGGCCGCTACTGAAGTAGCACTTACAATTTTTCCTAGCACTGGAATGTTTTTGGTCATAGCACCTAGCACACCGCTGGCACCATCTAAGAATGGTTGTACAACACCCTGCATGGTGTTGTTGTTTTTCATCATAGCTTTATAAACATCAGAACCAGACTTTTTAACTGCATCTGCTGTTGATTTTGCTGTTGCTTTTAGTGTTGCATCAAGTTTATTGTTTGCGTCTTTATTTTCAGATCTAAGTCCTTGAAACTGTGCTACCTGTAACTTAACCTGTTCATGCATTTTCTTCAATTCACTACCGGTCATTGAATTACCACGCATTATACTGGTTAGTATCTGTTTTGAAGCACCAGTGTGTACTGCAATCTGTTCAAGAGTTAGTTCTGTGGCAAAATTGGGTAATTCTGCTCTAAAACTACCATCTGCGTTAGTGTAAACGTTAGCGTCAGCCATTAAATACCTACATAAATAACATTGTATCCTTTAGGGATACACAATGTATTTATAGAGGAAAATATGTCAGATAATCCATTATTACAACACATGCGTCAAGAGACAGTGTTTGTAAAACTGCCAAGCAAAGGTAATTTTTACAAAAACAAACCAAATCTAACAGATGATGGCGAAGTTGGTGTCATGAGTATGACCAGTGCTGATGAAATAGCAATGAAGATTCCAGATGCACTGTTCAACGGCGAATCAACCTATAGGGTGCTGAAAAGTTGTTGTCCTAGAATTGAAGATCCAAGAGAAATGCCTTTTAATGATGTTGATGCAGTGTTGATGGCAATCAGACGTGCAACCTACGGTAATGAACTTACAGTTCCATTCAAGTGTGAAAAGTGTGACAAAACTTATGATTACGTTCAGGAAATTGATCCTATACTTGCAAGTGTACCTATGCTTGAAGATCAATACATTGTAGAAATTGCTGATCTTAAAATTTTTATTAGACCAATTGATCTGCAGAGTTCAACAGAACTACAAATACAAGCAGTAGAACAAGCAAAAATACAAGACAATCTACAAGCCTATGATGGAAGTCCTGAAAACATAAAAGCGTTTCAAGACAGTATGTTTAAGGTAGCACAAAGCAATGTTAATATTATCAGCAGATGCATTTACATTATTGAAACACCCGATGGTCAACGGGTAGATGATCCTAAGTTTATTGATGAATGGATCAACAACATCAACGTTGATATTTTCAACACCATAATGGCTAGACTGTTAACAATACAAACAATAACATTGAATCTTCAGATGAAGTCTGAATGTGCAAACTGCAAAAATCCATTTGAGATTCCTATTATTATAGACCAAGCACGTTTTTTCGGATAAGTGTCGCACGTAACGATTGGCGTCAAGTCAGGGCGGCACAGGAAAAAATTGACGAACAACGCAGTGAAATAGAAAGCAAACTATGGGACGCTGTAATCTACAGTGATGGCATGGTTTCTTATGCAGAACTGCTACAGTTAAACAATCATCAAATTCAAATGTTTGTGAAAAGATTTACTGAATACACTGAACAGAAAAATCAAGCAGTGAAAAAAACCAGACAGCGTTAGTTGTTTAGATTGCGTCTATGAACAAATGCTTGTTCTGTAGCATTCCAAGTGTTGTAATAGCCCTGCGACTTCAGTGTTTTGCTTGCTTCAACAAGTGTACTGTATCGTTGAAGCAGTAATAAACCTGCTAGTTTAAAATTCATTTCAACTCCGTTTATAAGTTCATGCTTGTCTGGATGATCCATCAGCAACCACATGTCGTGCGGTCTCCATACATTGTTGAACTGAAGTTTTACATTGTTCATTGTTTCTAAATCGCGATCACCAAACCACCAAAGTGCTACGTCTAAACTGTCGTCCCAGTCCGCGGCCACGTGACTGAGTTCATCCCATTCTGTAAATTTTTTTATCTGAACACGTTCATCTAACAGTGCCTTTTTTGCAAAAGGACAAGGAGGAAAATTGTTCAGTAGTGGATTTGGTTTGCTTAAAAAATTAGTGATCCAAGAACGGATCTGTTCATCCATTGAAGTAATCACTAAGTTTTTGTGCATGTGCTTTGCATCTTTCATAATCATGTCCAGCCACAAAAGCCAGTCTTTGTCCACCGGGTGGATTACTTTGTTCTATATTATCTATATCATAATACACAAAATTGACTCCTTCTGCAACCGAAAATTTTACCCTATCAGCTAGTTTCATTTTATATTTTTTATTAAGTTTACCCCAAACAGGCACAGTGCAACCTTCTTTTAAATCTCTTATAGGATGCCATGTTCCTTGTTCGTAAAAGTATTTAACTTGTTTGATGTACTGTGGTCCCCACGCACACATCATTTCTGTGTTACAACGAGGATGTACTTCTATACACTTGTTTCCTATGAACTCAAAATTCAACATGCCTTTGTACTCTTGCATGTGATTATCTATAAATTCTAGAATGAATCTTCTCCGATCAAATGTTGCTACCTCGTTTGGTGATTCATGTATTGGAATGCTCTGCCAGTGCGAAAATCTACCATCGCCCATTGAATATCCAACTGTGCATCTCCAATCAAGTATTTTTGATTGATCTACTGCTACATCAAAAGTACTGTGTTCACCTGTGAGTACTTCCATACAAATATGTGCAGGATAGTAGTTTTTTAGATAATCTTCTCTGTCAACGCAGTGTGAAGTGTTTATGCCCATTCCCCATAAGTTCTGCAAAGGCTTAGAAAAGCAAGGTAAAAAGTCAGGAGTAAGTTTTCCATGCGGAAACCATTTCAAGTTCTGAATATTCAGAATACGCCTTTTATCAAACAACCATTCAAGTCCAGGATTCAAGTCTAAAGCATCAGGATCGTGCAAAGGAATGTCGACAGAAGGAGTTAGCTCCAAGTTCTCGCAATGATGCGAAAACTGTTCATCGCCTAACCACATTTAATAAATCTCCTAAACGATGAACAAGTTCATCGGATTCTTCGTCTAAAGACTCGAATCATTTGTTATACTTAGTCTATTTGGCTTTGGTTCAGTCGCACTTAGCCTGTTTACGGCAAAGCACAACTGGTCCATTTGTCTCGGAACCGACGCATCATCATTGTATAACCTTACGGGAGAGGCGGTTGAGCGATACCCCTTTACATACAGCTTTTCAACGCAAGACCACCCTAAGCCATGATGACGACATTCGGGCTACTTCCAGGTTACAATGGCACAGTAGAGCCTGGTCATTTGGTTTGCTTCCCTCAAGCAAGATCCGACGGTACAGCTAGTATACAATCTCAATGCTTTTTATAGAGAGGGTATGTTTTTGTGTTTTTGGAGATTTTCTTTTAGGACCTTGGAACTGCCAACTCTTACGTTTATAATGCCGTTGTAGTAATCGTCTGTTAGAAGCACTTGTCTAGCAAACTGCTCTTGTGCTTCTAAATAACTTAGTTCGCCTTTGCTTTTACAATAGTAAAGTATTTCTCTTGTGAAATTTTCTGGGCCTAATTTGTCTACATCTGCAAGCAAGTGATCTGAGCTACCCCAATAATCACGCCAATCGCTTTCAACTGTAGATCTGCGTTTACGTTTTTTGCCTTTTAAAGGTGGTCGTGTTTTGCGAAACTGTGCTAGTTTCTTGCCTATATATTTTTTGCCATCAATATTATTTGTTATCAGGTATACAAAGCCAATGTATTCTTCTGAGATTTCATCAACTTTGTTGCCTTTATAAAGCCATGTCATAAAGTGTTTATTGTCTCATGTATGTATCAAGACTTCTTAGTCTTAAAGTCCGTATTTTTTATGCAAACTTTTAGGTAATTTTCTTTTGCTAGGACCATCATTTAGTTCATCTAACAGTCTGTCTTGTTCACTAGAGGTCAGTGAAAAATAATCATCAGATGTGTCCACGGTTACTGTTGGTGTGTTAGATGTTAATTTGTAGCTGTCCATATCAACAACACCCATTTCATCTAAATGCATTGATAGATCAACACTTATTGAATCTGTCATATAATCATCATTGCCCACGATCAGTGTCCTTTCTGAGTGCGGTGCATCAAAATCTCTTTCGTACACAGTCTTACCACCATCAGGTGATTCATAAATTTTTTCTTTAGACATCAAATGCCTCCACGTCAACATCAAATGTAGTAAAGCCATTTTCTTTAGTAACTTGTAGTACATTGTTTACTCTGCCCACTAGTTCTTCTTTGTGCGATATCAACAGTATGTTTTTATTGCGTTCACGTTCAGTTTTCTTCAGCACACCTAGTGCATTGTCAACACCAGCACTGTCCATACCACTGTCTATAAGTTCATCAATGGCCATAAAGTTAATTGGATGATTCATGCTTTCAAACACATCACGGAAAGCCCAACTCAAACTCAATATCAATCTGTTGCGTTCACCTCTACTTAAATTGTCAAAGTCTAAGTCTTGTCCTAGTTGTTGTATGCTTACTTCCAAATCGGGCTGGAACATAACATCATGTGGCAATCCAAGTTGATTAATATAGTATCCTAGTCTGTTGTTTAAGAATATCAAGTTCTGTTCAATAATACGTTTTCTAACAAAACTATCTTTGTTTGTCAACAGTTTGTACAAAAAGTCTTGATGTTCACGCACCTTTACCAATTCATTCATTGTGTCCCAATTAACTTCTTGCAATCCTTCATTACGCATTTGATCTATTTGCTCACTGTATGGATCAACTGAATCCTGTAGTTTTGTTACTTCTGCACGTAAAGTTGTTAGTGTGTTCTGATGTTGTAGTGCCTCTGCTAACGTGTTATAGTGTGTTACTGGCATTTGTCCTAACGTGCCAATGTTTGCAATAACATCATTGTGTTCTTTTTGTTGAGCTTGATTATCCAACAAGTTGCTTCTTGCTTCGCCTAACTGTTCTTCTTTGTTACGCAGTATTTGTTCTTGGCTGTCATCATGCAGATCCTGTCCACAAGCATGACATTTGTGATCTTTCAACAGTTCTATTTCTTTTTCAAGTTTGTTTACTGTCTTGTCATATTTTTTAAAGTCACGAACGATGTTGTCCAACCAACGCTGTGTTTCTGTGAGTTTGTTGTTGTTTGTGTTCCAGTCTTCGAGTTCTGAGTGTTTTGCAACTTCTTGATCAATGTCTAGTAATTCCATAACTGATATTTCTTTTTCAATATCAACTATATCATCATCACGTTTTTTAATCCACATGCGTTGTCGACGTTCCATGTCAGCAATGCTTTTTTCAAATCTTTCATTGGCTTCTTTGACAGCTGATATTTTTATTTCTTCTTCTTTAATGCTGTCACGCACAGTTTTCTGTTGTTCTTTGAGTCGTTCTGCTTTTTCTGTGAGCATTGTGATACCCAACAACTGCTCAATGATGTCTCTTTGATCATTGTTTTTCATGCTCAAGAAAGGTTCTGTGTATGTGTTTAGTGCCACAATGTGTTTGAACATATCATGACTCATACCTAGTAGTCTGTCAATAACTTTCTGTGTTTCTCTACCTTCGCCTTGCTGTTCATCTGTGGCTTCATCGCCTGACTGTTGATTTTGTACATAAAATCTAAAGAAACGCGGACTACGTCCTCGCTCTACTCTATACTCAACACCATCCTTTTCAAACTCCACAGTAACCACCATGTGCTTACCATTAGTCTTGTTTATAAGGTTGTCTTTTTTGATGTTGTATAGAGCTAGTCCATACAAACTGTAGCTGAGTGCATTGATAATAGTAGTTTTGCCTGTACCATTACGACTGCCATCTCCGCCCAAGTCCAAGTTGTTGCCCAACACTAGTGTGAGGCCACTGCGATCTATGTGAACAGCCTGAGTGACATTGCCAACACTCATGAAGTTCTTCATTGTGATAGTTTTTAATTTAAGCATTTAATCCTTGATAGATATCCGTTAGTAGTTTCTTGTCTATAAACTCGCTGTCAACTAAGTTTAATTGATTATACACTATTTGGTCAACACTTTCAACCTCTATATTTGCCTCTTCAGCCCAATCAATTGCATGATCATCACGTTTGACTGGTACTAAACTGAATTCACGTAGGTTGTAATCTTTTGTCAGTGTTTCTTTGAGAAAGTTTGCTTCTTCATAGCTAACATTTACATCCATTGCCACACGAGCATAAACATTGCTGTCCAAGTATTGTTCTGGTTTATCAACCAATTGGCTCAATGGTATTGTAATATACTTTGGTCCAGCATAGTCTACATACTCAGGCTTGCCTCCCCATTCCAAAAACATAGCACCACGTTCGTGATCCCAAGCATCTGCATAGTTGTGTCCAAACGGTGAACCCAAATAGTGTACGTTCTTTTTGCTTTGTCTTTTGTGAAAATGTCCTGAAAACACATATTCAGGGTGTGCAAAATCATCTGCTTTGAGCTCTCCGTGATCAGGCATGTCTACCATAGCATTCATTTTAAAGTAGGGCAACTCAAAATGTCCAAATACATAACGTGATTTGATCTTCTTCATGTTTTTCCATTCATCGCCTACTAACCACGGAACTAATGCAACACCGTTTTCTTCAAGCATGGCATCATTTACCATGTGTACATTGTGATGCAATCCAGCATATGGCATGCTGTTTATTTCACGTTTTTCACGATAGTATAAATCATGATTGCCCATTATCATGTATACATTTTTAAATGTTTCTGCTAGAAAACCTACGTTGCTCACACTATAGTTTAATGTGCTGGTGTTCAGTGTAGCTCTATGGTGATGCCAATCGCCTAAGAATATACAGGTTTCAGCACCACGTTTCTTTGCTTCTTCACAGAACCACAATACAAAAGCCTCACAATCATTGTTGTAGGTTCTATTGTTGTTTTTGTTGCCAAAATGAATATCTGTGAAACAAGCGACCTTGTCAAAAAATTGCATTTGATTTACCTGCTGGTTGGAGGAACTGTAGTATTCTCGTCAAGTTCTTTCATTTTCATTTCGTGTTCAATCTGTCTTGTCCAGCTAGGATTTTGTCCTGCTTCTATCAACAAGTCATCTCTGATGTTTTGATTGCGTTTTTCCAAATTTAGAACTCGTGTAAAGCTATTAGTTATGGCGGCTGTGTAGTATGCAAATGGATTCTGTGATTTGCTTTCGTCAAACTGCAAACCAATTTGTGATAGCTGTAGTAGTGCTTGACTACGCATTTCATCTACGTAGGTATAGCCACGCCAGTTACTTCGCATACTATAACGTTGACACAACATCATAAACATTTTTGCTAGTTTAGGAGTTATTGTTCCGTGATCTATACTAAAATGTCCGTTGCCTAGTCCACCTTCCCAGTGACTGCGTAGAACTTCTTTCCATTCTCCTTTTTTAAGTCTTACATGTTTGAAAGGAGGATAGTTACATCTTGAATGATGATCTGCTACAGTTTTTGGTTTGTTTTTTCGTTGTTCAAGCGGAATATGTTCAAATGTCATTATACGCACAACCAAATCATTTTTATCTATAGTGTCTGGATCTACAACAAACTGATTTTGTTTTGGTTTTTGACTGCGTTTGCCATTCATTTCTTCCCATTCCAACATAGCTTGTTCGTACATACGTTCTTTCATACGTTTAGCTCTGTTGGCCTTGGCTTCTGCTATAGCTTCATCTGTGATGTCATCCATGCTTTGCACAATAACATCATATTCTGCATCTTCTTCTTCGTTGTACCAACAGAAACTAAGTTTGCTCTTGTGAATTTCTGCCAGCAAGTCTTTATTGTTAAGATAATTTACTCTTTTTGCCATTGAACCTCTTTCTATTCTGTGTTAGTATAGCGTGTCTACAACCAAAAGTCAACGGTTTTTCTCCTGGCTAAATACAATTAACAGAGGTATTCGTATGAGATTTAGTGAAATTACAGAAGCAGTAGCAGACAATGTTGTAGTTTTCTATGGCGGTAGATTCCAACCCATGCATCTTGCACACAAACAGGTTTATCAACATTTGGTTGAGAAGTTTGGACCCGCTAATGTATTTATCGCTACAACCTTCAGTCAAAAAGCACAAAAGGCACATGTTATGGGTGACTTCAGCAGTGATCCATTTACCTTTGATGAAAAGAAATCAATCATGTCTGCTATGCATGGAATACCTGCAGATAGGATAGTAAACACAAATCCTTACAGACCAGATCCAAATCTAGTAGGACGCAAACCAGAATCTACTGCCGTTGTAATAGTATACAGTGCCAAAGATGCTGGAAGATTAAGCACCAGCGGATCTCTAAAACCATACAAAGATGGTGATCTACAACCAACAACTGAAGTGCCAGCCTATGTTTATGTTGCACCTGAAATGATGGGTGGCATGAGTGCTAGTGACTTTAGATCAGCTATGAGCAGTGACAGTGATGAAACTGCAAAGAAAAAAGTGTTTCAGCAGTTTTTTGGAAAATTTGATCAAAAGGTCTTTGATTTTATAAACAAAAGGTTGAACAATGATAGCTGATAAACGTGCTAGGTTAACAGTAAAAGGTAGTTACAATTTACCACTACAAGGTCCAGGACAAAATTTGAAAGCAAGTGGAGATGCTAAAAGTTTGGTTTTTCCATACAATCCTACTATTACATATTCAAGACCAGCAAATTATGGAGCATATGATCTTGCTCACACAAACTATCAACCTAGATTTTTCAGCAATACTTCATCGCCAAACATACAGTTAACAGCATTGTTTACCAACAATACTGTTGATGAAATGAATTATACCATTGGAGCACTGCATTTTTTACGTGTGGTAAGTTTAATGCACTATGGTGAGAATGATGAATTTAGAGGCACACCACCACCTGTTTTGCTTTTTAGTGCATATGGTAAAAACAACTATCAAAATTTTCCAGTGGTTGTAACATCAGTTGATTATACGTTGGACAGCGATTTAGATTATGTTGAGTCAGAAGATGGAACTAATTTGCCAGCACAACTGTTTATTGCAGTTTCACTAGCACATCAGCCTGATTTGATTTCTACAAGAAAAGATTTTACAATTGATGCTATAGCAAATGGCAGTTTATTGGGTAGAGGATTTATATAATGACCTATTATCGTAATGACAGTCATCTTGCTGGTACTAAAACAAATTCTAAATTTACAGAATTATATGAACCAGCTAATCAATTATTCAATAGTGATATACAAAAGGTTACCATTGAATCCAAGCACAATAGACGACCAGATCTAGCCGCACAGGATCTACTGGGCAATCATAGGCTATGGTGGATATTCATGCACTTCAATCCTGACACACTCAAAGATCCAGTAGCAGATTTTACTTCAGGAAAAATTATAAATGTTCCTAAACAAAAAGCAAGCACAAGCACAGTGAGGCTGTAATATGCCAAAAAATATCATAGATGTAATGAATGACACTTTTGACACTACCGGTAGACCTGGTGATGATGTTAAAATTATTGAAATACCAGATTTCATAACTGGTGGTGAAATAGAAATCAATAAAGGTGCTGATGTAGAAGATGATAACGAAGAGCTTGATCTAAGTGGTTTGAGAAAAGACAACAAAGTTACAAAACCAAAAATATCAGATGATTTTTACAATGATGCAATTATACGTGAGTCAGAATATAGAAAAAGCAAAGAACTAGATGCATACAAAGATGAACTAGCCAGTGAGTTACCACAGCAGGTATGGCAAGAAAATATTCTCAATAACTTTGACAATCCTACCTATCATCTAACTTTGTACGTTGGTACCAAACCAGATATACAACTAGATCAATACAAACAACGAGGAGTTATTGTAGCTGAAACTGGATCTACTACACGTTTTCACATTGATAATCTTGAAGTAGCATCTCCTGTGGGCGGAAGTGAAATAGTTTCAACAGTGGCACCTCAGATTACATTTCAAATTACTGAACCAAATGGTGCTGGATTTTTTCCAGCGGCGATTACAGCAACAAAACAAATGGGCATTCCGCAGTTTATCAAGGCTGGATTTGCACTGGAAGTAAGATTCAAAGGCAGAAACAAAAGCACCAGCCAGCCATCAAACATAGGTGGCGGAGTGTGGGTTTATAAACTTGTAGTGCTGGACATACAAACCAAACATGGTGTTGATGGTAGTACATACTTTTTTACCACACGAGCAACAAGTCAAATAGCAAATCAACAGGAATTTGCAACCGTCAAAGAAGAAATCACACTTAGAAATGTTGGAACACTTGGAGAAGCTCTCAAAGATTTGGAAACAAAACTAACACGATATCATAGAAATTTGGCAATAACCAAAGGTTCACAAACTGAAGATGAAGTAGTGATTAAATTTCCTGGCGAGTGGAGCAAATGGGAGATCTTAGTAGTAGATGCTATTGAAAGCACAGACAAACAAAAAGTAACAAATACTGTACTAGAATCTGGTACACTTATCAAACATTTTTTAGGGACATTAGTCTACTATACAAAACAGTTTGCAGAGAGACTAAAAGATGCAGGTGCTCATATTGACAATGATAATAAGTTTCAAGTAAAAGATTATCTAGGCAAATACTACAAAATTAAAACTGATGTAGAATTCAAAGATCAATTTGATGAAGCTAGACAAGACTATCCTAAGATTATCACTTATGAAATAATTGAAGTATTGGAAAGAATACAAGTTAAAGAATCACGCTTGAAGGATCTACTTGACGATAAAAGAAAGCAAGAAGCTACAGTGGCGTTGATGATTAGGAAACAACTATTAAACAAAAGATACGATTATCTCAACACTGGATTGAATACAGAAGTAATACAATTTGAAGCAACACTTGATCAATCGCATATTGTACCAGAAGCTATCTATGAAGGTACTACCAGCTATCCACGTAATACAGTAGCAAAAACAACTGAGGCTGTAACTCGAGAACAGGCTCTTTCACCAAATGCAAGTTATCAAACACTTCTACTAGCTGAAAAACAAGCAAAACAAGCCGTTCAAGAAGCAAGAAGAAAATTAACCGATCTTGAACGTTCTGGAAGAATAGAGTTTGAAGAAAAACAATTATACAATGAGCTAAAAAAAGCAGAGGCAGATGCTGTAAAATACAGAGATGAAATATCAGCTTTACGACAAGCAAAAGTACAACAAAAAATTATTAGTGCTGACTATCTTGGAGACGTTGTAACTTCTACAGAAAACCTGCTAAGAGAAAGATACCTACCGGTTAAAACCAAACGTAACACTACAACAGATCTATCTGCAATGCTTACTCTAGTTAGAGAAAGACAAATGATCACCAAGCATTTGCTTAATATTGAGTTGGGCATAAAAGGAGATCCATACTGGTTAGGAGAACCGAGTTTCTATGAAGATACCGGTGGTGGTGCTCAGTTACACGAAGACAGTACTTTTCCATACGATACCGGACCTCCTTTCTTTTTGTTCAGCATGTTTTTTCCAACAAACTATGATGGCAACGGACAAAGTAGACCATTGTTTAACGCACTATACAGTGGCGTGTATCAAACGTTTACAGTAATACACTCAATGAGAGGTGGGCAATATCAAATTTTTATGACAGCAAAACGTGACACCCAAATACAAGAAGAAGTGGTAAAACAGATGGTTGATAATCTAAAGTTTGAATTACCAGATGGCAAAGACAAACCAACTGTAACTGAAAAAGACGGCAAAGATGAACAACCTAAAACAAGCGACGGTGCCATAGATCTAGGCACAGGTGAACCTGTATCAGAAGATCTATATGAAAGACAAAAACGTGCAGTTGATGTGCTAATGGAAGAAGGACTGACCAGAGATCAAGCCATTGGTATGGTTGCTAACCTTACAGCGGAGAGTGCCTTACGAACAGATGCCATCAATAGAAACGATGGCGGACCAGGCAAGCACAGTGAAGGTTTGGCACAATGGAATAGAACTAGACTGGACAATCTCAAAAACTTTGCAGGAGTACCTCTTAGTACGCCAACAGAAGACATACCGTTTGATACACAGCTTAGATATATTGCACACGAATTCAAAGGCAGTGGTGGCAATGGTGGTGGTAGTGAATCTCTTGCATGGGACAAAATGCAGAGTGCAAATAATTTACAAGAGGCCACCATCGCTGGTAACTACTATGAGAGATTCAAAGACTACACAGATCCACCATCAAGTACAAACGAAGTTGGACACAGAATTAAAATTGCAAATGAACTAGTTAATAGATTGAACTCTGAATCAGATCCAAAAAATGAAGGTGTAAATTAATGAGCAAAAATTGGACAACTAGAAATACTACTATGGGACATGCTGATGGCAAAATGGATATGCCATCAAGCCACAAGCAACTTCCTAAACAGGGATTGTACCTAGCAAGAGTGGTCAACAACAGCGATCAACAGTACAATGGTAGATTCACAGTTGAACTATTGGACAGCATGAATGAACCTACAACCACGCCTGATCCAGCAGGCCATACCGGAACATTTACTGTAATACCTACTTCGCCTTTTGGTGGTACTACTGACGCTAGTGTTGCCACTGACAATAAAAAATATGCAACCAGTCAAAAAAGTTATGGTATGTCTCCGCAAGCACCTCCAATTGGAGCTACTGTTCTTGTGTTTTTTATCAAAGAACAACAAGAAGGTTTTTACATGGGTAGCATATATGACGTTGATAGAAACTACAGTATTCCAGGACTAGCTCATGCAAAAATAAATGAAAGAGGTGATAGAGGACCTGCTAGTGAACTCAATCCAAACAATAAAGATTATGAAAAGAAAATTAGAGGTGTACACCCTGGGTTTGCAAACACAGTAGAAGCAGGTTTGGCAGGTGATTACATTAGAGGATTGAACAGTAGTGGTATGCGAAGAGATACCATCAATAATGCGTTTGGATTTACAACTGCCAGTGGACATAGTTTTGTAATGGATGATGGCGGTAGTGCAGGCACAGATGCTGGTGTTAGAATACGTACAGCCAGTGGGGCTCAAATACTGCTACACGATGAGGCCGCAACAATTTATATCAACAATGCAGTGGGCAGTGCTTATATTGAAATTGACAATGCAGGACATGTTGATGTTTACAGTGCAACCAGTTTTAATGTGCATGCTGAAGAACAAATAAATTTTAAAACAGGTGGTGCATTCAATGTTGAAGCAAACAGCATCAACCTTAAAAGTATTCAAGCTGGTATTAAAATGGAAAGTGCTACAGGCAAAATTGAAATGCACAGTGCAACTGATGTTACTATAAGTGCAGACGGTAACGGCAACCTTAATTTTAGCAGTGGTAATCTACGTGCTACTGCAAATAGAATTGACTGGAATGGACCACCAGCAGATAAGGCCGAAAAGCCTGAAAAAGGTGCTCTCGCTAGAAACACTGGAGTTAAAGAAAGTATAGCTGGCAGAGTGCCAGAACATGAGCCATGGGGCGGGCGTGATACATTTGCCGCCGGTTCAGCCGCCGGAGCAGAATCTAAAGCAGGACCAAGATAATGACTTACAGTGCAACACCAACTGGATCTGGAAGAACACTACAAACACTACAATCATATCCTAGTGCAAAGTTGATAGAATGGAGTGATTTTACTGTTAAAGACTCGTTGGATGCTACAGTTATTGAACCTATAGAAAATCGTGAACTGAGTGCGAAAGCGGTGAGTGTATTACTTTTGAAATACGTTTACAAAATGTACACAGTAAATGGTGTTATAGGCTACAACACTTTAGACACAAACAAAACCTACACCTATGGTATCAGCGAAGCAGATGCATTCAGTGATTGGATAATTGGTATAAAGAAACTTGAAAAAGGTTTGAAAAATGTATTGCCTGCAAAATTTACTATTACTCAATCTCAGTATGATGCACTAGTGCTATTTTTTGTTGTGACAGGACAAATAAACAAAGTTCAAATTGTTGAAGGTTCGTTTGATTTAAAGAATGATATTTTAGCTGGAAACTGGGAAACAGTGGCAAGCAAAATATCATATGACAGTAGAGATTTCAACATAAGCAGACAAATTGGCTCCATGATGATACTAGGCGATTATGGACAACCATTACCACGTACTTGGATGCGTAACAAAGGAATACAAGTCACTCGAAGACAATATGAATTTTTAATCGATGGATATCAGATTAGACAAGCAGAACACAGTTACTATCGTGAAACCCAAAAATTCTTGCCAAATATGAGTGAAATGCGTCAAAGAGAAGTAGTAACGTACTATAGAGCAAATCCTTAAAACCACGGTTTTTTAGCTCATAAATAAATGTATGAGATTTGTAGGATATACCACGGTTGATCAGCCACTTATAGCAAAAGTCTTAACTGACAAGGACCTTGCTATTCAAGATCTTAAAAACAATTTTTTTACACGCAGAGGTGAAAGATTGATGGATCCTGATTTTGGTAGTATTATACCAGAAATGATTTTTGAACCGTTGGATGATATCACTAAGGGCGAAATTCAAGCTGATGCAGAACGTATTATTACACTAGATCCAAGATGGAATCTACTTGAATTTGCAGTAATTGACAACGAACATGATGTAAGACTTCAATTAAAGTTGGAATATTTAGATAGAACAGAAGAGGAAGTTTTCATAGCATATGAAAGAGATCAACTATAATGGCACAGGGTATTAGACAGAACAGTTTATTTGCGGCTGAAGATTTTTCAGTACTATATGAAAGTTTTGCAAACAGCAATTTTAAAGCATATGATTTTGACACCATTCGTACAGCAATGGTAAACTATGTGCAATCAACTTATCCAGAAGAATACAACGACTGGATACAGAGTTCTGAATTTGTAGCACTTATGGATCTAGTAGCATACTTTGGACATAGTCTTGCATTTAGACTTGATTATGCTACACGTGAAAACTTTTTTGGTACAGCTACAAGACGTGAAAGTTTGATTAGACAAAGTAATCTTTTGAACTATAAAATTAGAAGAAACTTGCCAGCTTTTGGACTAATGAAGATTACAGGAATAAGAACAAACGAAATAGTGTATGATGTAAATGGAAATAATCTAGCCAATCAAAAGGTAAATTTTGAAAATGCAGATGAGTATGAAAATTTTATAACTGTGATAAATGCAGTTTTTCAATCCAGCAATCCGTTTGGATCTCCTAGTAGTAGTCAAACAGTTGGCAGTGAAACTATTGATTTTTATAGACTTAACAGCACAGCAGGTCAAATTGTTTTTAAATTCAGTGCCACAGCAAACGGGGAATCAAGCAACTTTGAACTAGTAGGATTAAACTACAACAAGTTAAACGACATAGTTGAAGAAGCAACACCAAATCCAGCGGCAGGATTTGATATCATCTACAAAAACAACAACACAGGCATTGGTGGTGTTGACACAGGATTTTTTATGGGTGTCAAGCAAGGCACATTGAACAACGAAGACTTTGGAATTTCAAGTCCGGTTATCAATAAGATAATTGATATCAACACAGCAGATGTAAACGACACTGATGTATGGGTACAAAATGTAGACAACTCAGGAACAGTTCTAACAAATTGGACTAGTTTAAGCAGTATAGTTGGAGCAAATGTTATCTACAACGCACTTACCAACGCTGACAGAAATATCTACAGTGTTGAAAGTAGAGCACAAAACGAAGTTAGCGTAAAGTTCAGTGATGGAAACTTTGGAAATATACCCAGCGGAATAATTAGAGTTTTTTACAGAACAAGCAAAGATGAAACCTACACACTAAGAACAGTTGATGTAGGAACACAACAGATTAATATGAATTACACTGGAGCAGATGGAAATACATATTCTGCAACCATTGATGTAGAACTTAAACAAAACATTGGTACCGCCAGCAGTGCTGAAACCAATGATGATATAAGATTAAATGCACCACAAACATACAGTGCCCAGGATAGAATGGTGAGTGCTGAAGATTACACAGTGTTTCCATATACTGTAAGTAATAATGTTAGAAAAATCAAAGCACTGAATAGAACACACAGTGGACACAGCAGATTTACAGACAACATTGATCCAACAGGCAACTATCAAGATGTTACACATTTTGGCAGTGATGGAATAATTTATAACAGTGGCGAGCTGAAAAGCAGTGAAATTACGCTACCAACTAATATCAGTAATCTAGGTGTAATAGAACAGTACATAGAACCTTATCTACGTGATGCAGAACTAATAAACTTCTACTATACAAAATTTTCACCACTTACTTTTAACTATACAAAAGCAACCACCAGCAATGGAACAAATGCTTTTAAATGGCAAAATCAAAGCGGAAACACTGGTTATTTGATCAGTGGTGTTGCAAACAATGTACAAAGAGTTGGCAACAGTTCTAGTGGCAATTTGAGATACTTTAAAACAGGTAGTTTGTGTGAATTCATAGTTGACACCAGCACAGACAAAAACTTTGTAGATGGAGAGATCAGCAGTATTGCAGTGGTAAATCAAGGCAGTGGATATACTTCGCCAACAGTTACTATAATTGGAGCAGGCACAGGTGCAACTGCCACAGCTACATTGAGCGGCGGTGCCGTAACTGGTATCCAAGTAACAGCCGCAGGATCAGGCTATGATGAATTTACAGTAGCACAGATTACAGATTCAGGAAGTGGATCTGGTTGTAGTTTGAAAGTCAATGTAGGCAATTTGTCTACAGTATGGGCTAGAGTTACAAATGTTGTTGTGGATGGTTTGGGTGTTAATGATACCAATGGTAACAGCACAGGCATTACAGAAAGCGGACTTGGAAGTATTGTTCTCAACAAAGAAATTACAAATAACGCACGACTTAAAAGAGTTTGGCCAGTGTGGAACAGTAGATTTAGTGCAACTGAGAAAGCATCAATAAGCTCAGCGATAGCTTTAAATCAAAGTTTTGGTTTAAGATATGACACGCTGAACAGCAAATGGATTGTTGTAACAACCAACAATATTCCCAGCAGTACAAAAACCAACAACGCTGTGGCTCAATGGAGTTTAACCAATGCAGGCAGTAATTCAAGCACCAACAATGATCAAAGCTGGATCATCAGAGTAGATTATAGTTCAGCTAGGAGAAAATTTATTGCGAGAACAGTGCAGTATATATTTGAAACTGAGGGAAGTACAAAATTTTTCAACAGCAATGAAAGATTAAAACTTGATAGTATTACTGGTAAACCAAAACGCGATAACATAAAAATACTCAAGGTCAACAACAAGTCAGGATCAAGCATAGCGAGGCTAGGCGAAGATTATGTGTTCTACTTTTATGGTAACTTTATAGAAAAAGATGGATTCAATGATCCCAAAAAAGTAAAACTAAGTTTGGGCAACCCAGATAACGGCGATCAGCCAGACATACCAGATTCATTCAGTTTAATAGTTGGAAGCGATACTATAAATCTAGGAACAGTAAAAGAAGAAGGCTATAATTATACTAGGTATTTGTCCACTGGTAGTACTAGTGTATCAGGTAGAGCAACACTAGATTTTAGATATCAGCATGTTGCCACAACAGATAAAAGAATAGATCCATCAAGTGTAAATGTAATTGATCTTTTTGTGCTTACCAACAGCTATCACAATGATTTTACAAATTGGCTTAATAGCACATCAAAAACAAGTTCAAATAAACCACTGCAACCTAGCATTGATGATCTACGTAGGCAATTTGGCAGTTTAGAAAGCAAAAAAGGTGCAAGTGATACAATAGTTTATAGACCAGTAAAATACACAGTGTTGTTTGGCGACTTTGCAGACAACAGTTTGAAAGCCACATTTAGGATTGTAAAAGTACCAGGTACTACATTAACAGATACAGAAATTAAAAGTCAAGTGATAAATGCAATCAATGATTATTTTAGCCCAACTAGATGGGAATTTGGCGAAACATTTTATTTCACTGAATTAAGTGCATATATACATCAACAACTAGCAGGAAGTGTTGCAAGTTTTGTTATCGTTCCACAGGATACACAAAGCACATTTGGTAGTTTGTTTCAAATTACTAGTGCTAGTGATGAATTGTTTATAAGTGGTGCAACTACTGCCGAAGTTGAAATAGTTGAAAACCTTACACGTAGTAATTTACAAAGCACTTCAAGTGGTAGTTTTATAAACAGTGCAGGTTCAACAGGTACATCAACAGGATTGTACAGTACTACCAGTGGTGGTTCTAGTCTAGGCGGCGGTGGAGCCGGCGGAGGCGGAGGCGGATCTGGTGGCGGTGGCTACGGAGGTTATTAATGGCTGAAGACTATAGCACTAAAAACGTTAAAGGTCAATTACCTGGCAACCAGCCTGGTAAAATTAGAAAAGTAGAAAAAGTTAAAACTAACGAGTATCTACCACAGTATCTCAATACACCTGTTAATAAAAAGTTTTTACAAAGCACTCTTGATGCTATGATTAGTAAAAGCAATCTTGAAACTGTTGACAACTATGTTGGCAAAATCAAAGGTGGTTGGTATGATGACAATAAAGATTTTTTGATTGGAACCAAAGATACTGATAAAAGATACTACAACGGACAACCAGGTTATGTTGTAAAAGATGCAGACAATAGTATAATTGATATTACAACAGTTGATGATTTTTTGATCAATCAAAAAAATGTGCTTGGATATACAGGACCAAAACCAAACACAGCAATCTTTAATTATACATATTCTCCACCAATAGACTACGATATGTTTGTGAATTTTACGAACTACTATTGGGTCAAAGATGATTTACCATGCATCAATGTTAAACCAAGTGCACCATTTGATCCAGACACAATGGTAGGACAAACAAGATTCAGTTTAGCAACCAGTGATTTAGGAACCATTGATTTTCTAAATGGCTTTAAAATTAAATTTGCTCCTAATGCCACACAAAACTTTACAGGAGATAATACAACTACAGCATTTACAACAACTGTAAATCAATCTGTATATCCATTGAATATTATTATTGTTAATGGTACACGACAAACCACAGGATTCACTTACACTGGCACAACTTTAACATTTAGTTCAGCACCTGCCACAAACGCAGTAATTGAAGTGTTACATTTCAACATGAGCGATATTAACTATTACGCAAACACTTACATTGTAAACAATGTAGGCAGAAGTATTGAACTGCTACAACTAGAAGATGAACAAGGTAGAACAGTTCTAAGTAGGAAAATGTTGTATTCACCTCATCAACCAAGTGGCTTTGATATGGATCCTCATGATAGTCACCCATATGATTACACACAAGTAGAAAATAGATTGCAAGACTACGTGTTGATGGAACCTGGTTCACTGGATCAAAATGCATGGAGCAGAAAAAATCAATGGTATCATTATAATGCTATCGTAAGTGCATGTACCATTACAGGCACTGAATTAACCAGTATAGCCAACGATGAGACTCGAGCAAGAAGACCAATTTTACAATTTGAAAAAGATATAATTCTTTACAACTATGGAAAGCAACCAGGCTCAGGCACTGAAAAATTTCCACTGCACAAATTTAATGTAGACTTTGTTACAAAAAGATTTACAGGAACAGACATCATTGGTCAAACAAACTACAATCTTCTTCAAAATGTTTTAGCATGGAGCACCAGTACACAATATAATATTGGTGATATTGTTAAACAAACAGTTGGCACAAGCAGTTGGTATTTTGAAGCAAAAGTTCCAAACATAGGTCAAGATCCATTGGATGCTGACTTGGTGGTTGATACAGTAAATTGGCAACGAGTATATGATTCAGGAATACAGAATGGCGATAGAATAATTTTTATAGGCACAGGTAACACAACCTATGACAACAAAATATTTGAGGTCAGTGGTGCTGGTAGTTCTATTTCACTGACACAAAAATTAAATCCTGCACTCAATGATAAAATACATACCATACAAGGTCCAAACTTTCCAAACAATTATAATGGAGCTGATATAGTCTGGCATGATGATCAATGGAACTTCCCACAACAAAAACTCAGCAAGGGTCAAGCACCACTGTTTGATTTGTATGATGAAAATCAAGCAGAAATAGACACAACATATTCTAATTCAGATTTTGAAGGCAGTACATTAATGAATTACGTGATTAATTCTGCAACCACAGTAGACAATGAATTAGGTTTCAAGGCACAATATAAAACTGATGCAGGAAGCAGTGAACTTGTTTTTGAACATCCGTTGCAAAGCAAAAGATACAATTATGATTTGAATTCTACACCCAAAGAAATTAGAGGTGTATATAATTATGCAAAACGCACAGACTCAACTACAGATGCAAAAATACTCTATGGTCCTCACAGAAGACAATTTAATTTGAATAGGACAATTTATGCAAGTGAAACTGCAATAGCTCCAACCAGTGGTGTTGTAACTATTCCTGTTGGATCTGATAACATCAAAAAAGAAAGCAGTATTTGGTATTTTGAATATTCATCACAAGGACATTGGGTAGTAAGAGAACAGCATCAAGACAATCCTATATATATTGAACAAGTGCCTACAAAGAATCCAGATATCTACATGTATGCTGGACAAACTGCTACAATTAATAAAGATTACATTTCTACAGAAACTGATTTAAGTTTTGTTAAAGAACTAGACGGTGTAACTGCGGCTCCTGGTGTAACTGTAACTGACAATGGTAATAGTTTAAGTGTAGCCATAGCAAGCTCAGGATACGATCCTGTATTCCTATACAAGGCAACTGGTGCTGGATCAGGAGCTAGTGGAAAGATTTATGTAGTGCCTGAAGACACAGGCTATGCTGGAAATCTCAACAGTGTTATACATCATATTCACACAGTCACAAAAAATGGAACCAGAGTTGAAAACTACACACTAGGTGCAACAACCACAACACTAACAGGTCTAACCAAAGGCGATGTAATTGAACTACGCTATTTGCCAACTGGAGACAAGCAATCTACCAGTCAATGGTCAACTGGTGTGCATTTCAAAAACAATCCGCTAAATCAGGATCTTGGACAACACACACATGCTGATCTTAGAGATCACTTTTCAAACAAAATGACCAGTATTCCAGGACAGTATGCAAGTAGTATAGGTGTCAGCGACTATTATTTGAGCAGTAAAGATCATCAGTATGGTGGTACTATACTGTCTTCTTCATACAATGCACTGCCTTTTTATATCAAAGATGACAGTAAAAATGTGATTACTCACATACGAAGTATGATGAATGACTATGATAGATTTAAAAAACAATTGGTCAACAAAGCTCAACAGGTGCATAATACAAACAATTTTACCACTACTAGAGAACTGTTCAATGAAACTATGCGACAGTTGAACATTGGAAAAGATAGCAGTTTTAAATACGCAACATCTGGAATGTGTCATTGGTCAAATGCTACTACTGAAACCTTTACAATTTCAGATACCACACAGGTTTTTACACTTGCAAACAGTGAGTCAAATGACAAAATACACACAAAATCAAACGATCATGTTTATGTGTATTTGAAAGACTATGATAGTTCAGCAACCAGATATATTCAAAAACTTTTAGTCAGAGGCAAAGATTATACTCTAAATGGCAACCAACTTACTTTGGATACTTCAGCTAATTTAAATAATAATGTGCCAGCTGTTCTCACTGTAGATCACTACAGCAGATGGACCAACAGTTTTGTGCCATGGACAGTTCCAAAGTTATACTTCAAACCAGAAATTCGGCCTAATAGAATTGCCACTACTCTGCTATGCCACGATGGTGCTCAACACACAGTAGACACCACAGATAATCTACATGAACCAGATAAAAATTTATTCCATTTAGAAACAGCTATACTCACAGAACTTGAAAACAGAGTATATAATGGATTTGCACATACAAAAAATTGGTTCAACAGCACAGAATTCTATCCACGCATTGAAGCTATCAAAGAGAAATATGGAGCAGGTGATAGAGATCACTGGGTAAAAGGCTATAGAGCAGTATTTGATTATTGGATAGAAAGCAACAACAAAGCGTATCCAAGTCTGGCAAACACTGGCGTTGCAAACTTCAGCAATCAAACTGATGCCAATGGAGTAACGTTGCCTGGTACTCAAGCAGAAGTATTAAAATACCTAACAGGAACTGAAACTCCTCATACCACTCCATGGGAAATGCTTGGCTACTTTGAAAAACCATTTTTCTGGGATACCTACTATGATTGGCGTAGCACAGCTAACGGCGGCTCAGATGCTAAACGTACACAACTGTTAAATGATCTGAAGATAGGAAGAAAACAAAATCCTGCCGCTCCAAGACCAAATGGATTTAAACTTTACAGTGTAAAAATAGATATAGGCAGTGTAGTGAATGATGCTGGTGCTTTAGTAGATATTGTTACTGCTGGCATTGTTTCAGCAGGTGACGTGACAAAAGATTTTGTGATTGGTGATGGCACTTCGGCTGAAGATGAATTCAAAAAGTCCAGTGCATACAATTTTGCAATAGTAGAAGCAGGTTTAAGAAATGCACCATTGACATATTGGCTTGAATTTGACAATCCATCAGCATTCGCTACAAGCAGTGCTAGTGTGGATACAACTTTCATCAATGTAATGACACGTAGAATACCAACAATTACAGATCCAGTTTACGGAAGTATGATAGCAAATGGAACAATAGATACTATCTCTGTGACAAATCAAGGATCTTCCTACAGTAGCTCACCTACTGTTACCATAACAGGTGACGGATCAGGTGCTACAGCTGAGGCTATAGTGGTAAACAATAAAATTGTTGATATCAAAATTACAGCTGGTGGATATGGTTACACCAATGCTGGAGTAACAATTACAGATACAACTGGATATTTTGCAGAAGCAACAGTGAATTTAAAATATAATCAAATGTACAAAACAACTGGCTTTCAAGCCATGGCTTGGTTGTACAACACCTACAATAAAACTGGTATGGACTTGCATGCAAGAAATCAAAAAACTACCAGTCAACCAATTATCAATATTGAAGGTTATACTTCAAAAAATCTTATTAAGGTACGCACACTAGGAAACAGTGCAAAAGCACCATTCGTATTGCAGGACAATGATTTAAGTATTGTACTACAAAAAAGTGCAACAAAAGTTAAGTTTAATTTTAGTGCGGTAAAAATTAAGAAAGTAAGTGCAGGCTATGAAGTTGATGGCTTTGAAATAGACAACAAATATTTCAACTACATTCAATCACTTCAAGGCGGAACGAAGACTATTACACAAAGCGGTCAAAGTGTTACAATTTACAGCAACTATGATGCACAACAAGATGCTAGTGAAGTTGCATATGGCACAACTTATAACGACTTAACTGAACTGTCAAACTTTTTAGCTGGCAGAACTGAGTACATGAAAACAAAAGGATTACAAACTTTTGAATATGATGCTGTGATTAGAGAAATGCTAGAGTGGGCCAGCTCAGCGGCGATTAATGATGTACACTTTGCATTTGGAAAGAAAGAATTGCTGTTCAAAGATAGTCTTGATAGGTTTGTGGACAGCGTGTATACTACAAACAACACTGTATTGATTGAGGATAGAACAGAAACACTGTTGACACGTGAGTGTGGACTTTCTAATTTAAAAGCAACTAGAAATGATGAAGGTGCTAAAATCTTTACCAATGATAGTTCTGCAATACTTAGAATGACAGTGCATTTTGTACAGTATGAACACGTACTAGTGCTGGAAAATAAAACACTGTTCAATGATGATGTGCATAGACCTGATATTGCAATGAGTTTTGATACCTATAAACTTGAAGGTAGAAGAACAACAAGCTGGACTGGAGCACCTACCACAGACGGTTATATTGTTGAACGTGGAGGAATACGAAACAATTTTGAAAGCAGTGTAAGAGAAGTTGAAGATGATTACTTTGTTATTGATAGTAATGCAGTAAGCACAGAAAAAAGAAAGATTGCTCAAACTAGTATTGGGTATAATAAACCAAGTTGGGCTGACACCTTACCTATAAGTGAAGACAATAGTTTTGATTATTATCGTGCTTCTATTCAAACCAAAGGTTCAAAAGAAAATCTTAAAGCACTAGCACGACATCAAGAAGTCGTAGATCCAACCACTGATAGTTTTGAAATTGATGAACAATGGTTGTTTAAAACAAGTGACTTTGCGGCCAATAATAGAAATTACATAGAAATGGAATTCAATGAAAATCTTGTTAAGGTCAATCCGCAAGGTGTAAAAATTGCAAGCGATGGAAATGCAGACAGTTTACTTGATGATATAATTACAGTACAAAAAAATGATAAAAGATTAATTACTCCACTAGCAACTACAAATCAATTTACATTAGGTAGTGATTATTATCATCAAGATGAAAGTACTTTCAGTGAATTTGATACTTGGTTAAAAAATGCAGGATATCCACTGACATCAGAAATTGATGAACAAGCGTTGACAGTAAATGATATACCAGCATTGTATGATAGTACAAAAGATTATGCTACAATATTGGCATGGGATAACACCACAAGTTATAAACAAGGTGATAAAGTAAGATACCAAGATAAAGTGTATCAAGCATCTGTGGCTTCAACTGGTTTTCAAACTACAACCAATCCTATTACTTGGAATGGTACAGTAAACAATCCTGTAATTCTTCCTGGCAACAGTTTAGTGATTGATGGAAATACTGTTAATCTTGTAAACACAGTTACCACTACAACACTCAATAATATTGTAATTGATTCAGTAGCAAATCCAGTGGTAAATGGTGGTGACACACTAGTGATTGATGGTACAAGTATTACATTTGTTAAAAGTTCAACAAGTACAAGTTATCCAGATTTTGCAGTAGCAGGTAGCACAGTGAATCCAACCATTGTAGGCAGTGCTACTAAGACACTTATCATTGCAGGTGTTACTGTCAGTTTTAACCAAACCGAAGCAACCACAGTAAACAGAGATTGGACTTATTGTGTTGGAGATCAAATGACCAGTGCAACTGTTTCAAGTATAACGGCCGCAGATAGAATTACAGCTTGGACAAATCTAAGAGCATCATTGCAGAGTGTATACGGAAATGCTACAACTAGAACAAAACTTGATACCTACTTGAACTCCAGCGAAGCAGGTTTTGATACCAGTGTGCTGGTTACTGAACATGGAGCAACTTCTAACGCTACACTACAAGGACATATACTTACATTCCTTACACAAGATGTAACAATAATAAATGAAAAGGCAGGCACTAGTTATGTTACTGCTGATGTGCTTAATGGTTCAACACCAGTAAATGCCAGTGATGAAACTACTACTCAAACAGCATTCAATCTAAGCACATACACAGACGATATACACAACTGGCTTACTAACTCAGCAAATGATAGTACAGTAATAGCAGGTAGTATTATTGTTATGAGCGAAGCAGGAACACAGTACAAAACATATTCTGCTACAGAAATTAGAAACAGAATTAACGCCGCAACTATTACAAATGTTACTGCAAGTTTGGTTAGTAATCAACTTACTCTTACTAGAAGTGGCAGAACAGCCAGTGATAAGGATCTTACTATTGGAGCCGGTACTGCCAATGCAGAAGTTGACAACGCTGGTACTACATTTCCTGCAAGTGGATCAATTACACACACAGGTACTGACACAACCACTACTAGCAATACTGCTCAATTAACAAACGCAGATATTGTTGATCAAATCAACACAGTTGGAATAAGCAACATAGGTGTTGTATTGAATGGAAATCAAATTAGACTTACAAAAAGTCCAACATCACTGTCACCAACTTTGACACTGGATGGAACAGCTATCAGTGATTTAGGTGGCGGATTTACAATTGGTATTATACCAAGCACCAGTACTACAAGTTCTGCAAGTGCAAGTTTGAGCGTTGGCTTGGTAGCACAAAAAATAAATGATGCTGGTTTGACAAATGTTACAGCCGCGGTAGTCAACAATAGAATTGTTATCACAAGTTTGAATAATTCAGGTATTATTGCAAATACACAGGCCGCTCTTGATTTGGGTATCAACACAAATATTCTAGGCGTTACTAGAAATGCTACAACTTCAACTGGAGTCAATACTTTTAATTCTTCAAACTGGACTGAAATAGATGAACCATTGTTGGAGTATATTTGGGTAGCTGATGATAATGAATTAGGTTATACCACAATAGATTCTATTACTGCAAAATTTAATGGCTGGAATGTATTCAAAGTTATGGACTTTGATATGTATGCTAGTAAAATTTGTGCGGCAACTACCACCGGCGAAGGAAACGATGCTGAAGTACAATGTAATAAAGCACATAATTTACAAAAAGGTGACATAGTTTTACTTTTAAATACAGATTGTAAACCTGCAATAGATGGATTTCATACAGTATCAGGAACTGATACTGCCAGCACTGCAAAGTTTTTTATCAATGAATACATTGATCAAGATGCCAGCTTTGCAAAAGTTTTAGTACTTCGTCCTGTACGTTTTTCAACAGATAATCAGCGTAACAGTGCATTGTCTAGTTCATCGTACAATTTTGCACAGTTGGACAGAATATGGGTTGATGGTACAAAAGATACTGGATTTAAAGTTTACACAAAAGATGACACAGCTACATGGACAATTCTACGTAGCCAAGGCGATTATCATGTTTCGCCAACAACTATACAAAGCAGTAAACTACACAATAATGTAACAACCATTGCCAATGCTGAAGCATATGATCCTTTTAAGGGCATAGTGCCTGGTATTGCAGATTTAGAAATTGACTACAGATCAATCAATGATCCTGCAATATATACAGCAAGCACAGATACCACTGCACAAGTAAATCAACAGCAGGCATGGGGTAGTGATCATGTTGGCGAAGTTTGGTGGGATACCAAAAAAGCAATCTATATAGACTATGAACAAAGTACCACAGAATACAGAACACAGAATTGGGGCAAACTTTTCAAAGGTGGTACAATTGACGTATACGAATGGACAAAAAGTGACGTTGCGCCTGATCAATATGCTACAAGTGTTGAAGGCGGTAAAGTTATTAACGGAGTAGAACTGACTGGTGAAGCGTTGAAAATAGTTGACAGTTTTGGAAATGATATATACTATTACACAGAAGTTGATGAGTACGACAGTACTATTGGTAGCAATGTTACCTACTATTACTTTTGGGTTAAAAACAAAACTTCAATTCCATTAGGTACAAAAAGAATAAGTTCAGTGTTGAACATTGCAAGCAACATACTTAGTCCAACTGCTCAGGGCATTAAATGGCTTAATGCTACTGGCAAAGACAGTTTCATAGTTTCAAATCTTAGAGACAACACTCAAGAAAACACAATATTACAAATCACTAACATCAGTAATATGGATAATCTTCATACTCATTGGACAAACATTACAGAAAATCAAACTCAGATTCCTGAATATTTTCATAGAAGATTAAAAGACAGTTTGCGTGGCAACAATGAAGACCGAGCTACAAAAACTTTCAAAGGTCAATGGGTAAATGGTACATCATACAGCAAAGGCGAAATTGTTTCAGTTGATGCACAGATTCCAGCTATAAAAGTTGCAGTGCAAGCCAAAGCGACTACTCATAGATTCTACAACAGAGGTAGTGGAAATGGCTACACATTCAATGACAAGCAAGATGATACTGGTTTTATTCTAACACTACAACGTGGTAAGAGCTATATTTTTGATCAAAACAATGGAACAAACACTGCACATGGAATACTATTCAGCACTGACTTGGATGCAAAACATAGAGGTTTAAACTACTATGAACCTAATGCAAATCTAGTTACAAGTGATGAAGGTGTAATTTATATGTTGGATACTGTAGCAGTTACAGTTGATGCGTACAACACTGCAATAGGTAATGGTAGTAATACTCAGCACAAATCAGTAGTGTTTACGCCAAATGAAAACACACCAAATAGAGTTTGGATTGGTTGTTGGAATCATAGATTAATGGGCAATGAAATATTGATTGTTAATGAAGAAAGAGATGAAACACCAAGTTACTACATGAGTTTGATAGATAGCAACAACGGATATTATCCACAGGTTACCAAACGTGCTTGGCGTAGAATTTTCAATACAACCGAAGCTGATGAAATTGAAGAAACTATTTCAATACCGCAACCAAGACTAGTACCAGATTTGAATCTACACCCACTTGACAGAGTAGGTGAAGGCGTTAGACCAAGTAGAAGTTGGTTTCCTTATAAAAATATTAGCAGACGTGAAGTTGTAAGTCAAGTAAATAATTTGCTAATCAATACAAACTTGGTTGATGCAAAACCAAACTATAAAACACTTCTTGATAAAACAATTAGCATAGGTGCCAAAGATTATAAAGTAGGAGATTACTTTTTGAATGTTGATTGGTTTGCAGATACCTTTGATAAGTTTGTTATACCAAATAGAGAAGTAAATGAAATAACTCCTACACTTACAAGTGGCGATGCAGATCAATTGGTTGGACAGTATAATGGTGAATACGTTCTCGCAAAAAATGTTCTCCATGCAGATGGAATAGTAAGAGATAGCATTTATGAATATGATTTAGTCAATGCCAAATGGACAGCGGTATACAAAGAAAAAGGCACTATACAGTTAGATGATAGACTTTGGGACAGTGTAGTTGGGCAAACAGGATTTGATAATCAAGGATTTGATAACAGTGGATTTGACAATGATCCTATACATGAATTTTCAGAAATTTTAGATGTGCTGAGAACCGGCATCCTAAGTGATGCAGATTACAACAAAGTATGGTTTGCTTCAATTTATGATGCAGTAAAAGAACTGCCAAATATAGATTGGATTAAAAAGTCAACTTATATTATTCCAAAATTAAGTAAACAGGTTAATACTACCAAACGTATTGGTTACGATGCTGTTCCTATTATGGAAGATTATCTTACACAAAACAAACCATACACAACTAAATTTACAAGTGGTAGTCCATCTTACTTCCAAGATCAAAAAACAATAATGGATCAAGGTAGTGCAATTATTACTGAACATGAACGTAAAATGTTGATCACGGAGAAAATACAAACTCATACAGAAAATGAATTTACAGAAAATCTAGGCGAGACTGCGGTTCTTGTAAATACTCCATTGCCTTTTGATGATGTAAGCATAGCTAGAACATATGGATCAAACACCTATACAGTTGAACGTAATCCTATTATTACAGCTTGGCAACACACATCAGGCGTTGTTGTTGATTATGCACATACCACACCAGAAACACAACATCTAAGTGATACACCAAATAGGGTAGAAGTATTAGCACAAGACATAGATCATGTTTACATAAGAACCTGTGGAATACCAGGAGCCTATGGAGGACCAGGATACAACGTTGCACCAAACAGTGAAACTCTAGTGCTTGATCAACGACCAAGTTATACTGGAGAAGTTAAATTCAATTGGAAACTACCTAAAGAACCTTGCCAAGCTACAACAACGCAGGACAGAGGTGCAGGTCCTATTGCTGTGATGACAAATGGTGTTGCAATATTCTCACCTAGAGATTACGAACCATACACAACCAACAGCAACTATTATAGAAATGAAATGTACTTACGGCAGTACGAAATGGATCCAAATAACGGAACCAGCGTAAGTTCAAAAGGAGATAATGCACCTGACGTGGCTGGCGTATACTATCATTATGATTATGCCGCCGAATATGCCAAGTCTGATAGTCCAACTCTGCACAGTGGTATAGTTGGTTGGGCATTGGATGGATATCCAATTTATGGTCCATATGGTTTTGCCAACACAGATGGTTCAGGTGGTATTATTAAAATGACATCTGGTTATACACTGAAAACTGGATCAAGAACAGGACTTAACAATCCAGGTGGCACCTATGACGGAACATACACAGCAGATTATCATTATACAGGCGCTTCAACTCTAGATCAATACAATGGAAGATTTGCAGTGACACCAGAATATCCAGATGGAGTATATCATTATCATGTAACTCCGGGTGTGTATCCTTATGTAATTGGTGATCAGTTTTATGGAGATAAAACTGGCACACACATTTATGACGGTACCACTGTGATACAACCATGGAAACCTTCTGTGATTAAAGACTATGACGCACATGATGTTACAGCAGATGGCGGAGCATTTACTACAACTGATGCTAGTTACACCTTTATATACAACGGACAGAGTTTTATAAATCAATATGAAAAGCGTGGATCAAGTCAATATTTTTCAGATTTCAATGAAGCATTAGATATTCGTGTACAAACAAACCCACAAGGCACAGTCACAGCAGGTGCAACTTATAGTGTAAATTCTGAAGAAGCCAATCCAAGGGGAATCACATTCAACAACGACGGAACAAAAATGTTTATAGTTGGCACTTCTGGAGATGATGTAAATGAATACACTCTTTCAGTGGGGTTTGATTTAACTTCTACAGTAACCTTTATAGACAGTTTTGCAGTTACACAATGTCCAAATCCAACAGCCGTAAAGTTTAATGCAGACGGTACAAAAATGTTTGTTACTGGTGTAGGCAACAGTAATGTTCACGAATATGCACTGTCATCTGGATTTGATGTGTCTACTGCAAGTTTTACTCAAACACTTGTAACCACTGTTGACAATGACAATTTTGGACTTGACTTTAAACCAGATGGTACAAAAATGTACATCACAGGAAATCAAAATGATAAGATATATGAATACAATTTATCCAGTGCATTTGATATTTCAACTGCTACATTTAACCAAGATTTTAGCACACAACCGCATGACTTTGAACCATTTGGCATAGAATTCAGCCCTGATGGAACAAAAATGTTTATAGTTGGCACAATACATAATGGTGTAGACTTGTATCATTTGTCTACAGGTTTTGATATATCAACTGCAACACACGTTGAATTTTATTTCGTAGGTGGTAATCCTAGTGGTATACATATTTCACCTGATGGTTTAAAGATGTTTGTTACAGGAAATAACAGTGATCTAGTAAAATCATATGCACTTTCGGCTCCGTATACATTTACAGGTGGCTATCCTACAGCAGATACTAGAAGCTTTATCTACTTTCAAAATAATGATTTGAATGTTCACAGTAGTGTTGTAGTAAACAACAACAAAGATACAACCAGCGGATCAACCACTGCTGATGCTAGTGAAATCTCAGTAGTTGATGTAAATAAATTTTATGATCCAAATGCAAAATACGAACAATACTACTATGGTAGTTTAGCAGACAATACACATGCAAAGTTTGGAACACACAGTATGAGATTCTCAAACAATACTGACAGTGAATTATATGTTCCTAGTCTATCTACAATGCAGAATGGAGAAGTGCATTTTTGGATGTATATGGACAGCACCGCCACCGATGCAAGAATACTGACATCT